CTCGAGAGAGGCACAACTAAGTCCCCTTGGGGTCAATTAAGACCCGACTAGAGGTTACACCTCTAGCCTCCTTGGAATCCCCTTAGACTGGGGAAACCTTCCGGTATTTGATGTCGACGGAAACCGGCCGTCCAGAGCGCTGAAGATGCTTCACGTCTGCGATTTTTATCTCGCGGAGCGGAGAGTAGGTCTCTTGACCTCCCCTCAAGAAGAACTTCATTAGGGCAGCGTACCCGTCCAGTTTTGAAACTGGAAGAGTACTAGACAACACTACCGCCTTGACAAAGGGCGATTGAGTGGTCTGTGTCGTACCATGGATTTCATAACCCAGGTAAGACAGCTTTCCTAAAGCAGGAGACTCGGGAAGAGTAGCAGGGAAAGGTATTATACTTTCAATGATCTCATCCAACTCCTTACATGTCCTCCAATAACCAAGCTCATAGAGCCGATTACGAAGAGAAACAAGTGAGGCGAGCTCCTCTGCGTCCTTCCGTGACGTAGGGAAAACGGATCGAACACGCGCCAAAGTGACGTCGTGACCTTCGTAGTATTCCTTACCGCAAGACTCTCTGAACTTTCCAGTCCAGAAAGACTTGCGCATATTAACTTTAAAGCCGAAAGACTCTAAAGCAGTGATCACGGACAACGTATATTCCACGGGGACAATGATATCGTCCCCATAGACGCGTACCCGACCAAGAAAGGAGTTTAAATCCTTCTTAGTAAGCTGGCGCTTAAGCTCATCTTCAATCCCCATAAAGACAACCGTGCAAAACACGAGTGCCTCAAAGGGAAAGCAGAGAGCTGAACCCATAGACGCGAACTTTGCGAGACGGCGAATGCCGTACCCGTAAGGAACATCGGCCTTCCGACTTCTGCAAGCATCAACTGCACCTAAAAGGTGAGGGTGATTCTTAAGCAGTAGCCGTACATGCCGATTAGACACACGATCGGATGCTTCGCTTAGATCAAGCGTTGCAAACTCACCAGAAAGTGAGCCCATCCTAGCTAAGTCCTGATTAGGGATTTGACTAGAATATTCGATAAAACTTCTGGGGTAGTCATACCTTCGAAAGTTTTCCTCAAGTACAGCCATAATTGCCTGTTGTGTATATTGCATACACGTCGGCTCAATGGCTATAATGCGGGGTGTGGATAGCGTTTTAGGAACGAGCACGACCCTAACAGGTCTCTCGTCCCGAGGTTCACGGTAGTTCGCCTCACTCAGATTCTCTAAAGCAAGAGAATATGAGGAAGCTACAGTCTCATAAAGAGGAAAGTAGCTTTCAAGTCGTGTAGTCCACTCTTGCTGTAGGTACTTCTCGTTACCGAGAAGCCTTTCAGCAGTTGAGCCGGGCCCATGACGGGGAACAGTTACACCGTCGAAGACCGCTTTATCAGCGGCAACGAAAGTGTCTGTCCAAAGAAGACGAGAAATTCTTGAAAACTGCTCCTTGCGGGCAGCTGACAAGTTCTTGTCTCCTTGACGAACTTCCGATTCACACTCGATATACTTCTTTACTGCTGCGAGCTCCCTTGCACTTGTGCAGGGAAGCTCTATCTTTCCAAACATCAGAGTAATCTGACGAATGGATTGAATTGCAATAATATCAGGTTTATCGAGTAAGCGACCAGTGTCGCGATCGAAAATGAGACCAAGGTAACCTCCTAAAAATAGGGGGAGCACTCCTTTTCCCCGACGAAAGCCGGTGAAAAGCGAAGGGTCGACCACTCCAAGATCAAGACTTCTTTCGAAGTCTTTCCCATAGAGTGGAAGGGTAATCGTTAAAAACGAAATACCTTCATTTTCAATACGAGCCAAGGCTGTTTTATAGTCTTGACTGGCACTAACGTGACACCAGGTACTAGTTTCATCCAGTACCCATTTTAGAAGTAGTGTCAGGCTTTTCATCAATTGCTCCTAATAGAGTTAATATGATCCCTAGCACTGCAACACCAAATCCATACGGACTCCCAAAACACAGGGGAGTATCCGCAGTCTAGGCGAAAGCGTTATAAATGATTAAACTTATAACAACCGCCACCATAACTAGGAGAAAAGCCGTGAGGCTTTCCATGCTTGTATTCCGTGAGGAATGCAATCTAGTTCTCACCACCAAGAAGCTTGGTGATGTTTGCTCCAGAAGAGGCAGTCATCCAGGTTGTAAAACCATCGATGATCTGCTTCGCCTCAGCCACTGTGAACCCCGTAACGGGGACATCAACCACCAGATAAGCACTCATAGAGTACTTGATGCTGGTAGAGGAGATGAGTGGATCTGCGGCGATTTTACTGAAGTCAATGCGTGCAGTTCGGCGTGTACGCTTACCATACTGGTGAGCGACCGACAGCACGACGTTACCATCATCCTTTCTAAAGGATCCGGTGTTGACGCCATTGCTAACGCGCGGAAGCGTGTTAGCAACTGCATTGATAGTTACGGACTGTGGATCAGTGTATGCCATGTGCAACTTCTTTCTTGGACGCTTCACAGCGATCATTAAAGGAACCCTGCATTTTACAGGATTCCTACGCTAGAAATTAGCGTAGTGTTTTGGGCGCCTTGCTAATTGCAAGTGCCCCTAAGATGGCCCACCTTCCGTCATTCCAAGACGTAGGGTTGGAACCAAAACCAAACGGCGTAGCGGCTACACGTTCCTTCAGTATTGTACCTGAAGCGACCGTGACCGGCTTGAGACCGCCAGCATAAGTGCTGACGCCATCAAGCGTAATGACTTGCGTGACTTGAGTAGTTCTCATCACGTAACCATACCTAAGTACGAGGCCATCTTGACTGAATGAACCTAATTCAGAAGAAACACGAATGCTTCCCTGTATATTGGCAAACCAGTCAACCAGCCAGGACCATGGAGCCAATTCCCATAGGCGCTCGGGCGTAAGCCTGAGACCAAGTAGCTTTTCAGCATACGAGGCATACCTTGCTATTTTATCGAAGGCGGAAACGCCCTCAGGTATATAGTAAGTGTACGCACCTCTGAACCAAGTTTTAATATTCTTGGTACTGGAAAATGTGGAATTGGCAAGTCCACTTGTCCCGTCAGCGAACAAACTGCCCCAGTTGGAGCTGTTTGGTTCATTGCGAATGTACATTCTACCATCTCTGGTAAAAGTGTCCGTTTGCGTGACAGGAAAAGTGTAGCTCCGGCGCACAATGCGCCCAGAGTCCCTTTTATACTGCTCGATGATACTATTCGAGTCAATAACTGCATGTAACAACGCAGCTATGTCATTAGCGAATGGAATCCATCCAAATTGAATATTCAGGTAGTCACTTCCGACTTCTCGGAAGGCTCGTGTTTTATCTTTAAGGAATAATGGATTCTCAAGAAACCGACCCCAATGGGTCAGTGCGCCAAGGGGGAGCGAAAGCCCATCCTTAGCAAATTCCGCTAATGCAGTAGTAAGGGAGGAGACGGATTTAGTCGGCAGAGTAGCACTAATAGCAGTATTACCTGCGTTGTGCATAGAAGAAGACGTTGCCAGAGAAATATCCGGCAAAATCTTCTTGTGCTCTGTCGGGTAGGTGGTTGGTATTAGAGGAACCAAAGGTCCCTTATAATACAACGTACCGGTTATATCAGAGAGAAATGCATTCTCTGACGAGGTCTTAAACCAAGACCTCCGGGTCCAGAACTCATGTCCTGTATCCCAGCCGGTATCCGAACTCCCCATGTTGCGTAGAAACGCAGCACGTTGAGAATTCGGAACATCTGCCTCCGTAGCACTACTCCTAAAAGAGTAAGTGCTCTGCTGCGGATCAACCGTAATCCATTCACGATCGATGTAAGAGCCACCAGTAGCCATATGGTACTGGCATGAAAGGCTCTTATCTCTAAGTGAACGGGTTTGGGTAATATATCCGCCCATGGATCCTCCATTTGGTGTCTAAAATTAGACGGCATGTTGGATGCACTGCATTCATACCGCCAGAGAAACCTCCAGGTACAATCCTGAGAGGCCGTCACGTTAAAGTGTCGGGTAGGTCCTAAGGGACCT